AGAAGCCTTGGGTTGTTATGGTTGGATTAGATCACTACATGGAATTAATTAGGAGTTGGAAGAAGTGACTGTAAAAGTTTGGGGTGTTGTGCAAGGACCAGTATCAGTGGATGAGCTACCTGATGATGAAAAAGTACCAGAGGATATGGGTTGGTTTATGATTTGTAAAACAGAAGTAAACGGTAAAGTAGAAGACACACAGTTTTGGTTTGAGGATTTAGACCAAGCATATACGTGGCAAAAATACTTCAGTAAACAAATAGACCCGATTATAATAGAGGGAATACTTGACTAATGTATTTACATGAGTATAACTTGGGGTTTCACTGTGACTTATGAAGTGACCCTAAATATATCAGTAGATAAGGATGCCAACTTCTTAGAGTTGTCTAGTGATAACTGTGATGTAATAAAAGAGTTGATTATGGATGCTCTTTATGATATAGATGATGTTACAATAATAAAATGTGAGGTAATAGAACATGACTAAAATAATGATAGATGAAGTTGAGTACGATACAGACAACATGAATGAATCTCAAAAAAGGATTGTAAATTTATTAAACAAGGGATCAAACTCAATAGGTTTACTAGAGCACATGACACAGTGTGTTAGTGCAATTCAAAAAGTAAAAATAAATGAACTTAATAAATCATTAGAGGATAACGATGATTAGTCAAGACGATATAGATGCATTTGAATATTTTAATAGGGAAGATATAAACATGAGTCAGAACTACTTACCTACTGACTACCAGGCTTTCATACATACCTCACGTTATGCTAGGTGGTTGGACGATGAGAAACGTAGAGAGTCTTGGAGTGAGACAGTAACACGTTATGTAAACAACGTAGTGGCACATCACGTAGATGCAGTAACAGCTTCAAGTATAGAAGAAGCTATCCTTGGCTTAGAGGTTATGCCTAGTATGAGAGCACTAATGACTGCAGGACCAGCATTAGATAGGGATAATACTGCAGGGTATAACTGCAGTTATCTACCCATAGATGATCCTAAGTCCTTCGATGAGGCTATGTTTATCTTGCTCTGTGGTACTGGTGTTGGCTTTAGTGTTGAAAGGCAGTTCATCAGTAAGCTCCCTGAGATACCTGATCTCTTCGACAGTGAAACCGTTGTTGTTGTTAAGGATAGTAAAGAGGGGTGGGCTAAGTCGTTCAGACAAGTGTTGGCTCTCCTGTGGGCTGGTGAGATACCCAAGTGGGATATCTCTCGTGTACGTCCTGCAGGTGCAAGACTTAAAACCTTTGGTGGTAGAGCGAGTGGCCCTGCACCTCTGGTAGATTTGTTTAACTTTGTTATCAAAATATTTAAAGATGCACAAGGACGTAAACTTTCTAGTCTTGAGTGTCACGATATTATGTGCAAGGTAGGTGAAGTAATTGTTATGGGTGGTGTACGTAGATCAGCTATGATATCTTTGTCCAACCTTAGTGATGATCATATGCGTCATGCTAAGTCAGGTGCATGGTGGGAGAATGATCCTCAACGTGCATTAGCTAATAACTCTGTGAGCTATACAGAGAAGCCAGATTCCATATCTTTTATGCGTGAGTGGATGGCACTAGTGGAATCAGGGAGTGGAGAACGTGGTATATTCAATCGTGAGGCAAGTAAGAGGCAAGCTGAGAAGTATGGTAGGCGTAACAGTGAGTGGGAGTTTGGCACTAACCCATGTTCTGAGATTATACTTAGGCCGTATCAGTTCTGCAATCTTACAGAGGTTGTGGTCAGGGCTACAGATGATATCGAATCTCTTAGTAAAAAAGTCCGTTTGGCAACTATATTGGGAACAATTCAATCCACCTACACCAAGTTCCCATATCTGCGAAAGGTGTGGCAGCGAAATACAGAAGAAGAACGTCTGCTTGGTGTGTCACTCACAGGGATAATGGACAACCCACTCATGACTACAGCTAATAAAGGATTGGAGAAAACTCTTGAGAAATTACGTGAACTTTCTGTTACTACTAATAGTGATTGGGCTGATCGCTTGGGTATTCCAGCCTCAACCGCTATTACCTGTGTTAAACCATCAGGCACAGTCTCCCAACTCGTTGACTCAGCCTCTGGAATCCATGCAAGACACTCGCAGTACTACATCAGAACCGTTAGAGGAGACAACAAAGACCCCTTAACACAGTTTATGAAAGACCAGGGTGTGCCTAGTGAGCCTGATGTAATGAAGCCTGACTTTACTACAGTGTTCAGCTTTCCTATTGAGTCACCTTATAATGCTGTTGTTACTGCTGACCTATCTGCTATTGAACAGCTAGAGACTTGGTTGATATATCAGAGACATTGGTGTGAGCACAAGCCTAGCATTACAGTTAATGTCAGGAAGGATGAATGGTTTGAGGTTGGGTCTTTCGTATACAAACACTTTGATGAAATGAGTGGTGTATCCTTCTTACCTTTTAACGAACACACTTATCAGCAAGCACCATATCAGGAAGTTGGTAGAAGTGATTACAATAATCTTCTAAGTTTAATGCCAAAGACTATTGACTGGACTAAGCTTTCAGTGTATGAAGGACAGGACAACACTGCAGGTAGTCAGACTATGGCTTGCTCTGGTGATGTTTGTGAGATAGTAGATATAGGTGCATAAAGGATAAACATAATGTTAGAACCAATTAAAGGATCATACTACAGAAAGTTTCAACCTCAGTCTTATAAAGAGAATGACAGTAAAGCTAAGATAGCAGTAACAAACTACTTAGAGAGTAATGGTCACACCATTCTTGATACAGAGGAGGACTACTCTTTTGATATAAAGAGTGAGAAGAATGGTGGTAAATACTACAGTGAAGTAGAGATGAAGAACCAATGGACAGGTGATTGGAACCCTAAATGGAAAGAGATACGAATACCATATCGAAAGTACAGACTAATTAATAAATACAAAAAGATACAGGATAACAAAACATTCTGTAACTTTTACATTATACGTAGTGACTGTGAAAAGGCATGGAGAATAAAAGATTTCCAACTTACTAGAGAGTGTTCAAAGGAGATATGGTTAGGTAACGCTAAACGATATGAATACTTTTTTCATATACCATATACTGAGGCAGAATTAATTGAACTAATATAAGGATACTATTATGGATAACACTGACACACTTACTATTGACGGAGAAACTACCTTCTTCAAGAGCCAACGATCTGAGTATGACCCTGTAAATCGTCCAGTGCATTACAATAGTAGTGGTATAGAATGCATTGACGCTATTGAAGCAATGACAGAAAAGATGTCAGGGTTTACAGCACCACACGCTGCTAACGTACTTAAATATTTGTGGAGACATCAATATAAAAATGGTTTAGAAGATATTGATAAAGCTATTTGGTATCTTAATAGACTTAAAAAACGCTACAAGGAGATACATAAGTGAAGCCATATGAACAAGGAAGGGTAGCCTTTAAGACAGGCAAGTTGGGCAATCCTTACGAACAAAATACTAAGAACAACAGGGATTGGGAGATGGGCTTTAACAAAGCCTACTTCCTAAACCTGGAGAGAGTAAAGGCATATGAACAGAACAAAAAAACTAAACAGTCTTGAGGAAGAAGCTAAGAAGTACAGTCAGAAAAAAATAAAGCCACCGCTAAAGGCCAAGCCATTAACATCTCGTAGATATCTGGCTGGTCAAGCTATGGCTGCTTTATTGTCAAGGTCTAATAGTCCTATGCATAAGGGTGATTTAAAACGTGAAGCTTATGAGTGGGCTGACTTTATGTTAGAGGAAGATGATTAGTCTACAATATCAGAGAAGATATCATCGTAGTTATCAAGTAAAGTTTTTATTCTAAGTAGGTCTTGGAGTCCATCATCTTTATCTAATAACTCTTCTAGCTTCATGTTCAGTCCTAGTTCATTCATAATCTCTCTGACTTTATCTCTATCTTTACCAGATAAAACTCTAACAAGGTCTATCTCTTTTGGTAGACCTTTTTGTATCATGTTGGTTACATTCTTTCTAACATCACCCCTTACAAGATCAAGAACTTCCTGTCTGTTTTTTAATGACATAGTAGTAAAATAGTCAGGGTTTTTCTTTAGGTATTTGATTGCCGCTACTTCAAAGTAGGGTGCAGCTAGTCCATCCATTATGTTTTTTATTTCTGGTGGACCTTGAAACCTTATAGCTTTGTAGTATGGTTGCCCTGCCCTGTTCATCATTTTCTCTACTAAATTAGGAAGACTAACACCCCTAATACCAAGTAGCTGTTTACCTAAATCTACATCAAGCCTGTCTCTAGTTGGTATTGCTCTTTCAGGTAATTTATCTGCCTTGAATATTAACCTCTGTGCACTCTCACCTGTAATACCGTTTACATATTTTAACATATTGTTTAAGACCTTTGGTCCTTGTCTTAGATCAGGGTTCATATTACCATCAGACATAAGACTCCATACCTGATTGATAGGATCAAGAGGTCTAAGTGCACCCTGCACTGGACGTTGTAGTATAGCACCAAGAGGTATTGCTACGCTCTGATAAAGTGGTTCCCCTCTCTCTATTGAATCATAAAAATCTCTCTGTACTTGAAGTAATGCCTGATCTATATCAGTTAAATCTCTAACTGCCTGACCACCTAATTGAAGTCCTAATTCTCTGCGAAGTTCTGGCGGTACTTCTTTATAATTAAAATCTAATATGTTATTACTATCACCAAGACCATGTGCAAGCATCTGCGACATTAAACGTAGAGTAGAATCAGGCCAATCATATTTTTTAAGTTCAACACTACCATCACTCTTCTGCTGTTGATCATAGGCAAGGTTATTCTTTATTCTTTCCCTTGCATCTTGTGTTCCGTAAGCTAAACCACCATAAAAGACTGCCATCTTCCCTAAGTCTTGAGCACCAGTGGGTGTAGTGTAGTCTAGATTTTTACCTGTACCTCTTCTATATGCATGAGCTATAGCATTAACACCTGTAAGGTCAGCCATTGTCGCTATTGTTGTGTTTAAAAAACTACCAAATGGAACAACAAAACCAACCACCCTTTTGTTTGTAAATTTCTCTATCTCTTTAGCTGCACTTCTTAAGGAACTATTTCCTGGAAGAGTTGACCAGTTTACAGATGCTGTTTCTCTCATGGCACGATAGGCTGCTTTATCTAATACATCTTTAAATTCATCTTTAGCCATAGTCAATGCAACATCTGGTTGAGTAAAGAAGTCCTCTGGACTCATACCATATTTTCTCATTATCTCTTGGTTTAAATTAGTACCAAAAGACCAACGCTTTGTTAATTCATCCTGTAATCTTACAAGTGCAATAGTTTGTGCACCTTTAGTTACAGAGTCAACGGTTCTATAAATTTTATTAGTTGGATCAATATCAAAATCAGTTAGTGCATCTCTTACACCACCGTCACCTGACACATCTCTAAAAAGTTTTTCTGCTATCTCTGGACGTAATTTAAGAACTTTATCCGCATTCT